ATATTGATTCAGCCATGTTTTTAAATTATTTTTAATGGTTGAGTTAGCCAAAACTAACTTGCCAGCGGTATCTTCCGATACAACATACATGTTTAGGTTTCTCTTTTGCGAATCTAAGTCCTTTTGGACGGAGCATCTCTTGATAGCGCCGAACTTCGAGTGCATGCGATAAGCTAAATTTTCGTAGTCTGCCTGTGTTACCGCTCTGTTTTGTGTGGGGAAAGTGTCGTAAATTCTTTGTTTTACTTCATTTGTGGTCGGATATGCAACATCGCCAGTTATTGGCTCTTCGTTTGTTGCCTCTATCGAGCGCTCAACTGCTCTAACCTTTGATGTAACAAGTGTGTCTCTATTATTAAAATCAAAGTTTGCTGTTATGACGTTGGTAATTCCACCGGTAGCAACATTCGAATTGATACCGTTTGTTGTTCTGTAAGTTACAATAAGTGTGGTGTTTGTCGGCACAACTCCAAAACTATCGTTTTGGCTAAGACGGCTTGGATCAAATGTCGTTGTGTTTGTGTATGTTTTTCCGAACACATCTACAGCAAAGTTTTGTGGATTAGCAACGACATCTGAGTTAGCCAGCTTTCCACTACCAAATTGAAGGGTGACGGTATCTCTAATCATCTGAGTTACGAACTTTCTGGAAACCAAGGTCGGCTTTATGATCGATGGTACATTATCGTTCTGGAAATTGGAATTTGGTATTTCTTTAAAAATTGTGTCTTGCACAAGATAATCAACTTCAAAATATTCGTTGCCTTCGGTATCAAACACAGATATGATTTCAGCAACATTTTGTGCTTCCAAAGTTACTGTCCTGAATCTTTCAAAAGCACCCACAGCAATTCTTTCTTGTCCAAAGTTTCCAGAAACCACTTTACCGTAGGCTTTAACTGCATAAAAGGTTGGAGCACCCGTAGATGGATCCGTTCTCGCCACTACAAATGTGTTTGTTGGGTTTGCAAAATCAACGTTCTCGGTTAATACAAAACTTAAGCCGTTATCAGTTCCCATAACTGTGCCGCGCTTCAATATCGGTAGATAATCAGTATCTGGTCCGATACCAGCGGTAGTAGCAGGAGCTAATATGAAAAGCGCAACCTCGCCATATGTAGATGGCCGACCTGTGAACTTATACCCAAGCACTGCGCCATGGCGAACGACGTTGCTGTACTGATATGCTGTATCTAAGAATGACTCATTGACGTTATAGTCAAGGTAGAAAGAAAGCTGGTCACCAACATATGAAACCGCATCTATCATGAGCGAACCAAAAGAAGCCTCGCTGAAGTCTTGGAAAGAATCCGGATAAAACCTCTCTGCTATCTCCAATAGATCTTGCTGTATTGTTTCAAAGTCGCGATGAGTATAATCTATTGGAAGAAGTTTCTTTTGATTTTTAGACATAAAAAACCCTCATTTTAAATAGTAAATTCTAGTAAATCTTGAATATTTAAATTTGGTATTGCATAACGAATCTGAACACCTAACTGGTTGCTATCCATTCGTGTCGTGTTAAATGAAATTTCATTTATGGTAATTACGGGAAGATATATTTCTGTTTGTCTGAAGATGTCTCGCTCTATTTTTGCAAAGGTACCTTCATTAAAATTTTCAAACAAATACTTCTTGAGACCGACACCAAACTCAGGCTCCATGACTCTTTCACCGGGGCTCGTTAAGAGCAACATTTTAAAATTTTGTCTTATCATGGTTTTGAAACTTTTTATCATTCCATAACCGTCACTAGCATCTCGTGCTAATGGAAGCTTAACTCCGAGAGATGACATGTTCTTCCTCTTTTAGATATTTAGATCTGTGTTAAATATTACACTAGCCCTTTTTCTTACACTCATTTCCGTTAGCATCAAAAACATTTCCGCGGGCTTGCTTCTTCTGGAACGATGGAAGAATCTTGTATGAAGGATTAAACCTAAATTTCTCAACAATACCGCTAACCCATTCTCCAACAGGATCTCTATCTCCATAATCTGGTGTTGACCATTTTCTGTTGCGATAATGAGTACGGAAGGCATTCTTCATAAAGCGTGTTGTCTTGCGAAGAATTTCTTGGTCCCATTCGTCATAGTCTAAGAAACCAAAGCTTGTGAACCATCCATTACGATCGTCTTCAGACAACCAGCCCGGAATGTTTGTAATCTCTGCTACCCAGTCTGGGGGATCTATCTCGTCATTCCACCTGAATCCCTTGAAGTGGGCACCGGGCTTCTTCGCATCGCTTCCAGCTAAATCATCAAGCGATGTTGGCAGTTTAGGCGAATTCAATGTTCCACTAGGAGTTACCCATTCACCAATAGACGGAGTAAGTCCAAGGCTGTTATACATTGCAAGAAGAGACAACGACTTCTTCATAGAGAAAATATAATCAACAACAAAGCGATAATGTGCTTCGTGTTGAAGTTGGTTAATCAGGCACCATAATATCTTACTGTTTGCCTCAATACCGATGAAGCGAGGACATTCAACATCGACGGCGCTCATCTTTGTAGATGCCATTGGTATCTTTTGCTTTGTGGCGGGATCAAGCATACCAAACTCAAGCATGTATTCGACTCCAAGGTTTCCAGTTACGCCGACAGGACGACCTTCGCCAATCACTTCATTGTCTCTTATTATTTTCTCCTTAACAAGTCTCATGTCTCCGGGGAAATTGTCTGAAATAAAACCTGTCTCTGCTCGGACCTTATTGACACCTTCTTCATTTGAATATTTTGTTCCGTTAATGACAATAAACTTCGCCAAGTAAAAGTCTTTTGACGTATCAGCAGTTGATCCTATGTCTCCGAGAGTCTTTTCGGTACGCTGTATCGTGTAGCCATTAGCACCTTCATTCAAGACGACCTCTTCTTTGAGCGAATACACTTCAAGCTCATGAGCAAATGGTATTAATCTATCTTGCTCTTCTGTGTCGCTGTGTTCAGCGCCTGCCATGTATATCAACTCTCCATCTATATCAATGTGAGTGTGGTATTCTCCCACATATGGGTCGCCGCTTGGTAATACAAGCTGGTCGCCAGTTGAATAGTGGTTATTGCCAGACGTAGGCAACGAATCTCTTTTGACTCTAAACTTATGCTCTCCATGTAGCTCTAAGTTTTCTCCACCAGCGCAGTACTTATTGAAGAAATAGTAGTTCATGTTGTTGTACTTTGGACTTAATCCACCTCTACCGGCGTTCTTGATAAACAAGTTTCCAACAGCAACCAACTGCTCATGGACTAGTTCTTGTAACACCAGTTTTGCTTCGTCTTCAACCTTTTTAACTGCTTCAAGGTTTTTGCTCTCACGGAAACTCTTGATAGACTCAAATGTGCCATAGTCTTCACTGTTGAAGTCATCGAAGTCCCATGGATACTTATACGACTTCTGGAGTCTGTCAATTTTCTCAAGTGCCCTACGGATAGGATCGGGCATATTCTCTAGTGTAATGTATTCATCGTTTGGATCATCCAAGCGCGCAATGTAATATTGAACACTCATCTCCAAGAAAGCATACCAAAACTCGTTATCATTGAATGGGTTGAGCCAGTTACCGCCAGTGCTCATACAAGATTCTTTCATGATCTCTACGATGAAGCCAGAGTATATCTTGCTATAGTTTTCTTCAAAGTTTGGTGCAAAAGTAGCAAATGTTCCGAGTCCTCTCATTATTTCAACATTAGCAAAACAACGTATACCAGCCATTATAAGTCCACGAATTGCCGCTTTTCCAGTTCTCGGAAGAATTCTATCGAACGGAAGCTCCTTGGTGCAGTCTGGGTCGCCTGTTAATCGATCATCCTCTGATAAAGACGCATACGTATCACGAACCATCTTCTGCACCTCTCCAAAGCCAGTTATTCCTTCTTGCTTACTCTTACAAGTTCGCGGACTTTGTTCTGGGAACATAATATCTATCATACCAGTCCAACCTGTGTTGGGAGGCGGCTTGGCGTATACAGGCGGGAAGACATAAGAACCGCCATATTTTCCGGGTTCAAGATAAAATATGCCTATTTTTTCTGGGTTATCTCGGTTAACGTGAGCATTATAACTTATACCTAAGAATGCTTCATCGGACATCCATACGTATGTTTCCCCACCTTCTCCATCAGAAACCTTAAGGTTCCAGTAAGGTACCCAATCTCCTATCTCATAGTCGTCTTTATTGTACTGGTATAGCTCGGCATCAAGCGTAACGCCATACTCAAAATCCTTTCGTGTATAGTTCGGGAATGTAGCACCAAATAGCCAACCGTTATTGTTATTATAAATTTCCGTGGCAAAGTCTTCAAAAAAGCGTTCGTTGATTCTGTTATATACAGACTCTGCGGAGTTCCCATTAATACTAGTAGTGATACCATTTTCTCTTTCTGACATTCTAACCATGTCTATCAAACCAAGCACCGGAGGCGAAAGCGGACTTTGTCTTTCGAAGCTTGATGCTAATAGTGGCATATTTGCCAAATCAATATCACCAAGTGTATCGTCAATAGACAAGAACTCAAACCTCTGAGAGGTTATGACACTCTCGGCGCCGTCAAAATTCTTTAATGCTTCATTCTCTTGTCCGGACGAAATAGAAGGATTACCAAGCCCAAAAGGAGAATCTAAGTTGATACCTGTCATTACTTCAACACGTACACAATCATCAGGTCTATTTTTGACGGCTGAATCTTCAATTATCAAATCTTGGTAATATGCTCTAATTTCATAACCAAAGCCGAAACCGGCATCTTTGCTTCCACCACCAAATACATTACTTGGGGCGCCCCAGCCAGAGCGATAGCCCTTTCCATTATCGCGATAAGTTAAAACAATATCAGGCGTCCTCTTTCTACCCTTCTTTGTAAAAACAACCCGATCATTGCCGAAATCAACTCTCGCAGAGACATTATAGCCATAGTTTGCTGTGTCAACCAATTCTACATCTGTGTCCCAGAAGAAACCCTCGAAGCCAAGCTTGTCAAAACTTCTAGAAAAACTCTTGGATGGTCGCCAGTCATTTGTTGAAGAAAATTTCATAGACTGAAACGGTATATGACTTGAACCTCCGTAGAATTTAAATGTAGCGCCTCCTCTTAATTCATCTTTAAATCTAGAATCAGGGTAAGAGTCCCTAATTGCTGTACCAACGCCGGCACCGCGCGGATTGAACTGTTCGTGGAGGTATCCAGCAACCCACTTTGGATAGGCGCCGCGGCGAGAACTGAAAAGCAGCAGATCTATTAAGTAAATGAAAATTAAAAAGGGTAATGTTACGATGTAAGCTACGAAATTTACAAGCCAAATTGGTATTTTCCACACACTTGATGGTATACTGGGGGGTCCTCCGAAGCCGGCTTCCGATGGTTCTCCATAATAAGATACCCATTCTGCACCGGCATTTGTTTTCTCTTGATGAACGGTCCAAGGATTTCCGTATGTATCGGAAAGGACCATATTAAGAAAGCCCCAGTCTTTTTGTTTCGAGAAGAAACCACCTTCGCCCAACATATCTGCGGCGAACATCGCCTCTATTCTCTTAACATCGCCCTCAACGGTGAGCATAGCCGCTTCTTTCAACTCTTCAGGTTCGTAAGGTAACAAGCCATTTTCGCAACCCGGATCAGAGAATACCGGTGGCATATTCGCTTCGATTAAGTTTGGTATACCCATCTGCAAAGTATTTGCTACATCGTCTAGATCTTCGAGCAACTGTTGCTTTGCGTTTTGGTTTAAGGACTCACATTGTGCAGGTGACATTCTGCCCTCTAAGAGTGAACATCTTTGTTGCTCGAAAAGCTGAAGCTCCTCTGGAGTCGAACACATCGATGGGTTTGCAGGCCCTGCTATTTCCTCTGGGAATGCTTCAAGAATTTCTCTCATATCTGCTCTTGTTTGAGCAGGAATAAGAACGCCAACATTTGTAAAGAAGCTAGAGATGGAAGACTTACTCGGGAAAGCATCGCGGTATTCTGGGTAATCGAACTCAATGATATTGTCAACCAGTTCGAGCGCAGTAGAAGACGGTCCAGACAGGAAAGACTCAAACACTTCCTCTCTAGTCATCGTGTTAATCGCATCCGCGAAGAAGTTGACAGCAGTCTCCCTATCAGCCAACGCAGCGCCGCCAACACCAAGCTGGTCAACCAACGATACAACTGTATCTTCAACAAGCTTATCGTCAGCCGTAGGTCCACAAATAGTATCCCTAATAACTCCATACAAAGTATCTCTACCGCTCAGTAAGTCGGGTAATGACCCAGCGATAGCGCCGACAGTTTCCAAAGCCTTACAGATGGCATTACCAATGATTTCGCATATCTTTGCAAGAATCATCAGAAGTATCTTAACAAGTAACATTATCAGCAGCTTTTTCAATACTGCGAAAATTAAACCCAAGATGTCACTGAGTTTTGGCCAAGCCCTAAATGGGTTTTCCATTCTTATTGATACAATATCTGTAGGGCTCTGACAGAATGGTAGCGATAGACTCTTAATGAAGTCCATGATACCGGGGTTAAATAACGGCGGTGTCGGACAGTCAAACAAAGATATAACTGCGGAGATAAGTTGAGCACCGGGGAAAGCACTGAGATGGTCCAGAAGAGCCAGATAGTTGTCTTCATAAACCTCGATTAAAGCTAAGACATATGCGTCAAGCACGACACTCGGATCTAAACCGTCCTTAGAAGCAGATGAAGGTCCACCAAGTTTTTCAGAAAGAGTTCTCCTCTCTTGTGTTGGGTCGTATCCAACAATACCGGGGTTCTTGGAGGCTTGTGTACCGCCAAATGGTCCGGGGCGACCGATAGCTTGCTGATGGGCTACATATTCCTCGTTTTCCCATGGTTTTTCAATCCTGTATCCACCCCAGAAAGGTGCGGATTCAGCAGCAGGCGAGCGGTCGCCTAAGTTT